GTGCAGGCAAGATGACCATAACTGCTGTTGACACAGATTACATAGACGACAGCTCTGTAACGGGAACTATATACACAACCACAAGCTATGCAACGATAACCATTGAGTACGTTCACGGGATGACTCGATGGGTGCTAATCAGTGCTAACGGAACTTTCACGACTACATAGGAGGAATTTAATTATGCCTGGAACGAAATATTTTGGAACTGCGGCACCACCGGTAAGCGTTAATCTCATAGGCCGTGCAGGCCGTGCAGGATTTGGGGTAGGAATCTGCCCATCTGATCTTTTGCCGGATGATATGACGCCGATGCCTGGGTGTTATGAAGTAGGCAATGACAACTACGGCAACTATCAGTACGCGGATGGGTCTATCATGTGTTGGATACCGCGCTTTTACTATCTGATATCTACAAACACGGTAACTATTAAGGGTATAGATACCTACGCAACTGAGGCGGCGGCTAACGCGGACAGTTATGCCATGCACCGGGCTTTTATCGATGGCGGAGTAAATCAGCAGGGATTTTTTGTTGACAAATATAAGGCGTCTAAAAATGCCTGGGGGGCCGGGTATATCGCAAGTAGTATTAAAGACGGTTTGCCGATATCCACCCACGCCGACCATAATCCCATCGCTGATCTGACGGCCTGCAGCACCAATGCCTATTTTGAAACTGTTGACGCTGCCCATGCTCGTGATGGCGTGGACGGGGCCGTGAATGCAAGTAGTATTTTTCATTGTGTTTCTAAGTTCCAACACGCGGCACTTGCTATGCTTTCCCTCGCTCATGGTCAAGCATCGTCTTCTACTACCTATTGTGCATGGTATGATGCGACTTACAATTATCCGAAAGGTTGTAACAATAACGCCCTGCAAGACTATGATGAAATCAGCAACGGGGCGGGATCTGGAGATGATATACTCTACACAACAGACGGCTATAGTAATTGTGGCAAGGCCGGATCGGGAGTTCCATTTGCCAAGTCAACCCACAACGGCCAAAACTGTGGCGTGGCTGATTTGAATGGGCTGATGTATGAAGTAGCTATCGGTATCACTTGTGTAGCAGCGGATGATACCATCGAAGATATATCCAGGGCTAATCCAGCTAATGTCCAAGAAACCGGGCACACAAAATCTACCGGTGATTATATTATGCTGACTGGAATTGAGGGCGGAGATTGGGCCGGGCTGGACGATAAAATCTATCAGGTCACAAAGATTGACGCTAACAACTATACCTTGGATGGTGTTGATACCAGCGGTTTTTCCCTTGCTTATGTCCAAGGAACTAATCACGGCACGACAACGTCTGGGACATTTTATCTTGCAAAAGAAGCCACGGCCATGAAGGATTTTTCATCCGGCGATTCTGGGGCCACCGATCACTGGGGCGCAACTGGGGTAGCAGCTATGATGGATTCGTTTACGCCTGCGTTTGAATCTGCATATGCGAATAATAGTTTTTCTCAGAGGATGGGTAGCGGCGCAAATCAAGTGTTAGATGAGGCGGTTAGTGGGAATGGTTGGTTGTTAGCTGGGTTAGGACTTCCGCAGGATGCCGATGGTGTTGATACAACAGGTACAAACCAATTTGGCAAAGACTATTTTTATCAATATATTCGAAATGAACTATGCGTCCTATCGTGCGGCCATTGGCATGACGCGTCGAGTGCGGGGGTTTGGTGTTCGGTTCTTTACTACTCTCGGGCGTATTCGGGCGGCACTGTCGGTGTTCGGGCGGCTTGTTACCCTGAATAGCCGGACGATAGTCCGGCAATCTGAGGATATTTAATGGGAACACATTGTGAAGCGGGCTTAAACAGAAAGTTTATGGAGTTCGCAAAAATCCTGAATGTTTACCTAAATCATTTCCCGAAACATGAACGTTATGCGTTGGCTAACAAAATAAGGAATACTACTTATGACATCTATGATTATATTTCCGAAAGCCAAAAAAGATACTTTAAGAAAACCTCCTTGACAGGCTTAGACATTACCCACGAAAAGCTGAGAATGCAATTATTTCTTGCCTATGAGTTAGGGTATTTTCATTTTAAAGATGGAAAGCGAAGCGATAAGAACCCGAGGGAATTAGAAGAACATCGTTTTGCGGTAATCAGCAAGCTAAATGATGAATTAGGCAGGATGATAGGCGGCTGGATCAAAAAAGTGAAAGAAGAAAATAAGTGGTAAAAATGGGAAATCTCTTAACATGCGTCCTATCGTGCAACAATTGGAATAACACGTCGAATGCGGGAGTTTGGTATTCGAATCTTAACAACTATCGGACGAATTCGAACAACAATGTCAGTTTTCAGGCGGACTACAGTTTCACCTCAAATCCTTAATTAAAGGAATAGTGGAACTACAGGGAGAGTTTTTCCAGCTTTAAGCGAAATCAACAGAAGCCTTCTTTTTGGTAGGGGAACCGAAAACCAGGGGGTATCAATAAATTGAAAAGATTCGGAAATTTGTTTGAAAAAGCATTTAGTAGGGGAAATTTATATCTGGCCTATCTCGATGCGCGGAAGGGGAAGAGGAAGAAAAGGGCTTGTTTTGAATTTGAGATAAACCTTGGGGCTAATTTGATGGACCTCTATGATAGATTACATGACGGTTCATATAAACCAGATCCATACTTTCAATTTACCGTTTATGAGCCGAAAGAAAGATTAATTCATGCCCCAGCGTTCAGGGATATAGTAGTTCAGCATGCGATTTACAGAGTGATTTATGACATTTTTGACAGGAGCTTTATTTCAAAATCTTTCGCATGTCGCATTGGATACGGCACACACAGGGCCAGTGATTATACACAAAAAGCTCTCCGAGTTTATGACAAAGAACTTTATACACTAAAACTGGATATCAGAAAATTTTTCTATTCCATTAATCGAAGTATCTTGCGAATATTGATTGAGCGAAAAATTAAAGATAAACGGTTTGTTGACGTTATGATGATTTTTGCAGAAAAAGAAGGGACGGTTGGGATTCCAATCGGAAACCTGTTAAGCCAGATATACGCTTTGATTTACCTGAACCCGTTGGATCATTTTGTAAAACGAACACTTAAAATAAAACACTATGTTAGATATGTAGATGATTTTATTTTAATTGGGTTAACCAGAGAATGGTGTCTCAAGTACAAAAAGGTTATTGTGGAGTTTCTTAGACAGAATCTTTGTCTAAACCTTTCCAGATCCACGATTCAGAAAATCAAAAAAGGTGTCAATTTTGTGGGGTACAGGACGTGGCAAGGGAAGCGTTTTATTAGAAAGTATAGTCTCTATAAGTTTAAACGCTCACTCAAAAGGGGAAAACAAGAATCAATCGTCTCCCTACTTGGCCATGCAAAAAGAACTAACTCGCTACCATACTTACTTAAAATTATCAAGGAGGCCCAAAATGCCAAAGATTTACAAATACCGAAAAACTACAGACAAATATACAACACACTCACTATTGGGACCTGAAAACGAGCAGATTACAGAGCTATGCACCATAAATGGAGAAACATTTGTCTCTGTTCCTGATGGTGTGAAACTACCTGTGCAGCCCACTGCAATAACAGGTTCGGTGAGCAACGTTGATCTAACGGATGACGAAAAAGATAAAATACGACAAGCATCGCCGCATGTCCGATTGATTAATCAGCGGGTGGTGGAAAAGATCCGTAAGCGGTATGATATTAATGACGAGTTGAAAATGCTGCGTATTGGATTAACCGCAGAAACCTCGGAATATTTTGCTTATTGTGAGGAATGTGTGGCGTGGGGGACGGCTGAAAAAAAGAAGTTGGGATTGGTTACCTCTGTCACAGGGTAAAGATGACCACTAAGTGTTGTCCAATATGTGGGTCTGAAGCATATGAGGAAGTGAGGAAGAACATTAACGGTATTTTGGCCCCTGAATAGAGATTACAGTTGATCGCTGCAATAAAAGCGGCTGAGAATGAGACACTCTGGGATGGGGTCTCCAGACGGAGTAAAGATGACTACTAAATGCTGTCCTATATGTGGATCTGAGGCGTACGAAGAAGTAAAAGAGAATCTTAACGGCATCTTAGGGCCTGGTGCTTGCATGGCAATTCTATATTATACCTGCATGGGATGTGGTGTAATGTTTCAGGACCCTGATAGATTCTTTCGTGAACAAGAAGGGACGGGGATAAAACAATGATAGTTGACAGAGATCAAATAGTTGCAGGATTAAAAGCAATCTGGCCGGACATGTTGCAGGCGCACAGTGTAGCGGTCGGAAACATCTACATTCCACGCAACCGTTACTATGCACCAACCAGAAAGCAGTTTGAGAACATGGTTGATGCGACATGGAACAGCATTGCTAAAAACGTGCCGTACACCCCCGATCTTTTCATGTGTTCTAATTTCGCTGCTACCCTGGCCGTGGTTGCTGATTTCTATGTGTTGCAGCTTCAGGCACTAAACCAATTAGATCCGAAAGTCGCTGCCGAGTGGTGCGTTGGTGAAACCTGGGGAATCAAATTCCACGGTGATCTGATGGGTCATGCTGTGTGCCTGATGGGGCTGGATATAGATAACCGGCTTGAGTTCTGGTTTTTTGAACCGCAACCACAGAGGAAAGCGGATGGGTCCATTGATTTTTTAGCGTGGAAAGCGGATAGCCAGAGTAATAAAATCCATTTTTTTAAGTTGTAACTGTCTTATAACCGCAAACCTATAAACAACAAGGAGAAACATCATGGAAAGAGAATTTGAAATCGGGAAAGATGAGGCGTGGTTCGCAAATATCAAACGCAGCTACGATGAGTATCAACATGAAAGCCTGGAAAGCATTAAACGTAACCGGACCCATGTTGATAAAATCATAACAGAAGCCGGTCAGTATGACAGCCAGCGTCAGGCCATTGCAAACCAAGCCTTACAGAACGCTGTTGAGACTGCTAACATGGTTTCCAAACAAACCGTTCGTCACGCGGATCTTGCCGTTGATCGGCAATGGAATATAGACGAACAGGGGTATACTGCACAGACTATTCTCAACGACGCGGTGTTCCAGGACGCGGTTGCTTCAGCGGTGGCAAAAGTTGTTGCTGATATGGCGGCATCAAAGTAAAAGGAGGCAGGGGGTCATTTTTGGCCTCCTGATAAAAAAAATGAAAACACTAACTTCTATTTTATTGTCTTTATTCCTCACAACTTTTGCATTTGCTGCGGAGTTTTCTTCGCAATATAGGTCTGTTTACTCGGGCGGCTACAAAGCGGTACATAGTCCAGGTGGCACATCGAAGTTGTCTCTACAGGGAAATAACCCTGGCAGGCTTTTCAGGTTATATATCCCGTCCGTTGTACAGGAGAGGGTAAGCCTTGCCTTGTTCTGTCCTCAGAATCAGATGATCGGTGTGGTCGCACGGTTGGGTTTCCCGCCACAGTGCGATGTTGATGGGTATAGCACCAGCACTAATGTATCAGAGGAATACTTTTACGGTTTGCCTTGGCTTTCTGCTGCGAATTTTAGTGGCGGTTCATTACAAATGTTAAGAAACAATGATGTGCGTGTCCGGAATCATTCCGGAACCATACCAATTGTCAAGGACTATAGCCCCTCGTCAGACGGTGAATGGCTCTATATCAAAGTGCTTTATGATGGTGGATCGGCCCCTAATCTGGCAGGATTTAATTTTGAGGTGGGGATAGAGGTGGATGCCTATGATACCTGGTATAATTCTACCGCGAGCTGGGATTCGAGCGGCAACCCCTTACCAAACGGTAGAACAGTGGAAAATGTAGGCAACTGTAATTTTGGATCCTCTTCGGCAGAGGTGCCTCCTCCAGAAGAAGAAGAGGAACCGGCAGAAAACCAGAGTGGGATTGGTGAGGTCTTGTGCCTATTCCAGGGCGGCCAATGGGTGGATGGCGAATGTGTCTTGCCTGGGGTGGATCCAGAACCCGATCCGGAACCGGAGGTCGAACTGCCTAAAAATGTTATTTGTGATTTAGGTAACGGGTTCACTTTGGATTTCGTTTTCGAAGCTGATGGGGTAGTCAAAATCATGTCCCGAGATGTTGTTGTCGTGTGGAAATATGAAGTGACAGACGATGCTATTCTTTTACGGGCAAACTAAAACTGTGGAGGCTGGTAATGGACTGTCCTGATTCGGCAGTGGAACATAGACGAGCAAGGGTATACTGCACAGACTATTCTCAATGATGCAGTATTCCAGGACGCAGTGGCTTCAGCTGTGGCGAAAGTCGTCGCTGATATGGCATCAAAGTAAAAGAACTCAGGAGGTCATTATTGGCCTCCTGAAAAGGGAACAGTTATGAAATATCTATTAATTGCAACAAGTTTAATGTTGGCACTAATATCCACAAACGTCTATGCTATTTCATATCCATCCCTGTACTCGGGTGGGTATATCCATGCACACAACTTGCCAGCAAAGGGCGAATTGACTGTTGACCATGATTCAGTCAAGTTCGGACAGTTGGAATATGTCGTAAGCTATGGGAAAAGCGCGTTCAGGGTATACGTGCCACCAGGGGCTACTATGGTAACTATGACTATGTACGCCCCTCAATTAGCTTCTGTTGGTGCCGTAGCTCGCTTGGGATTTCCCCCTCAATGCAAGGGTTACGATAGCATGTATTCATCAAGTCCTGCCTCTGATTATTACAGTGGTTTTCCTTGGAATCCAACAGATGACGGAGCTTCCCTCCAAACGCTCAGACAGAATGACTTTCAGGAAAGAAACAGCGGCGGGCATCTTCATCTTGTCAGTGATTATCCCTCTAATTATATCAAAGGCGAGTGGATCTACGTAAGGACATTGTTCGATGTCGGATCTGTGGCGTATACAAAATACATAGTGAACATCGACAAGGAAGTGTTTGTCGCATGGTATAACAAGAGCGGCAGCAGTGATCCACAACCGCTTACCCAACCGGTACAGGGGATCACGGACTGTGTTTTTGAGAGTACGGGAGAAAACACTAATTCAGATGAAGAGCAAACACCTGGAGACGATAGCATTTCAAAAATTGGGTGTATCCTGCAAGGCGGTCAGTGGGTGGATGGTGAATGTGTGTTGCCTGGGGTAAAACCGGAACCGGAGGTTGAATTGCCTAAGAATGTTATTTGCGAACTCGGCAATGGCTATACTCTGGATTTCGTTTTTGAGGCCAATAATGTGGTCAAAATCATGTCCAGAGGTGTCGTTGTGACGTGGGAATATGAAATCACAGACGATGCTATTATTTTGCGAGCAAACTAAACCCGGAGGCTGATAATGGAAGTAGTCGCTCAAGTGATAACAGCAGGCGGAATTGTGGGGTTGATTGGATTAATATTACGTTGGATGCTGAATAAGGTGATAAAAATGGAGAAAAAGCACTGTAGCGATTTGTATACTTCAGGTCATCAACCGCGATATGTTACTACAAAAATTTCTGACAAAAAATTTGATGAGCTGAAGCAATTGTTGATCGAAATGGACAGGAAACGAGAGGACTCAAAAGATCAATTTATGGCTGTACAGCAGGCTATTGAGAGTAGGCTAACGGCCATCGAAACTAAGTTGGAGATAGGGTGCCCGGTAAAGGCGGTGTAGTTATGGTCAAGATCAAACCTGGAGTTCAGTTTCACCATATATCGTTTATGTATCCTGAAGTAATGCGCATATTATGGATTGCTCAACAACAAGCTCCTGTCGGTTACGAAATGACTATTACGTCTGGATGTGACAGTAAGCATAAGGCCAACTCTGCT